CGTTCCATGTGGAACTGGATAACGCTGTCCAGTTTCAATTTATTAGCTCTTGGCTCCAGTCTTAAATACTATATACAGAGTAGCCCCGGCGGCGACTTCTTTGATGTAACACCTATACGGGACACGGCTGTTGCGGTAGCCAATGCTTTTACTACCAACACTGCAACCAACACTCCCCCGCCAGTAGGGGCGGCTACTCAAACCACTTTAATTGTTAATGACCCCGGACACGGCGCACAAACAGGCGACTTTGTAACGATCTCTGCTACATCAGGCAGTGTAAACGGTGTGGCAGTATCCGACATAAATGGCGAACACCAAATCACATACATCAGTTCAAGTACGTACTCAATTGTTGTGGATGGGAATGCTACGAGCAGCGGCACTCCTGCGGTCAGCGCAACTTTTGCCTATCAAATCACAACCGGAGGCTCTGTCTTTACGTTTGGTACAGGTTGGGGTGCTGGGGGATGGGGTGGCTCTACTGGGCCATCAGTTACAACAACACTCACAACAAGCGCCTTGGCTACTGTTGGTAACAGCATACTCTCTGCATCAATAAACAGTTCTGTTACTACGATTGGCGTTGCTAGTACGGCAACTCTTGCCGCTTCTGGTAGTGTGTTAATAGATAGCGAGATCATTTCTTACACGGGGGTAACCGCTACAACTTTGACGGGTTGTACACGGGGGGCAAGCGCTACTGTTGCTGCTTCGCATCCTTCGGCCACGGGCGTTATCCAGTACTCCACAGTAACAATCAACGTCACATCCACAACAGGTTTCTCTGCTTCTGGTACTTTTAGTGTCACTGGAGAAGTGATTTCTTACACAGGGGTAACGGCTACAACTTTTACCGGGTGCGTGCGCGGGTACGCAGGGTTTGTAACAACACACGCTATTGCAGACGTTGTTCGTCAGTATGCGTCTTCTGCCACAGGGTGGGGGGTTGCTGCTACAACAGGAATTGGGATTCAGCTACGAACATGGAGCCAGTCAAACTTTGGTGAAGACCTCATATTTAATGCGCGTGGTGGCCCCCTGTACTACTGGGAAGTTAACAACAACCCCAATATCTTTGATCGGGGTGTAATAGTTCTTGCAGGTACGGGCGGGGTAGATGCTACGTGCCCGTCTTTTGTTAACTACGTATTAGTATCCGACGCATCTAGGTTTGTTATTGCTTTTGGCGCAAATGATCCAACGGGGGTATATGCCACCACTACGCTTGATCCCATGCAGATTCGTTGGTCAAACCAAGAAGATTACAAAACTTGGACGCCATCTATTACTAATCAAGCTGGGGATTACAGGCTTAGCCGTGGCTCTGCAATTATTACGGCCCAGCAAACTCGACAAGAGATTCTGGTGTTTACCGATGCGGCAATTTACTCCATGCAATACATTGGCCCACCCTACGTGTGGAGCTTTCAGATATTGGGTGACAACATTTCCATTGCTGGCCCCAACTGCGTTGCCACTGCCACTAACATAACGTACTGGATGGGGTTGGATCAGTTCTACCAATACTCTGGTCGGGTGGATATTTTGCCATCTACACTACGTGAATATGTATTTACCGACATCAACAGAACACAGTCTTTTCAGTTTGTGTCTGGAACGAATGAAGGCTACAACGAGGTTTGGTGGCAGTACTGCTCAACTAATTCCACTGTAATTGATCGGTATGTGATCTATAACTACAAAGACAATGTTTGGTATTACGGGGACTGGACAAACTACACAGGCACAGCTTACCAAGGGCGTACAGCATGGCTTGATAGTCCATTGCGGTATTCTCCAATGGCGGTTGCCTATGGGTCTGCTGGCGGAAGTGAAAATGGTTTGTTGGTTTACCACGAAGACGGTGTAGATGACGGCACGGTTAATCCGCCTGTCCCAATTGTGGCTAATGTGCAGTCATCCGACTTTGACATTGGTGAGGGCAACAACTTTGGGTTTGTGTGGCGCTTAATTCCTGACCTGACGTTTGACGGCTCTAACGTAAACACTCCAACGGCGTATTTCACCGCCATACCACGAACCTTTCCCGGCGCGGCATACGGGTCTTCAAACAACCCGGCGGTAGCCAGCACCCAAAACTATCAGAACCAGATCACGTACAACATACAGCAGTTTACTCAGCAGGTCTATGTGCGGATTCGTGGACGGCAGATGGCGTTCAAAGTTAGTTCTGGAACCACGGGGAGTGCCTTGGATGGGCTGGGAGTGCAGTGGCAACTGGGTGCTCCTCGCATTGATATTCGCCCGGACGGCAGGAGATAACATGGGCTTTAAAACTGTTACCCCACCGCGCCTGCCATCGGCCCCGACTGAGTACAGCGCTCAGTACCAAGAGCAGTTCATGAACATCTTGCGGCTGTATTTCAACCAGATAAACGCCCCGTTGCCTGCAATATTTGCTTCTGCCGACGTGGGGACTACCGGGGTGGTAGGGGGTTTAACTTTTGCCCAACCAAGTCCTACTACATCAGGGCAGTTTGTTATCAGCCTACCAACCCAAGCTGACGTTGCCAACCTGCGTTCTGGCGATGTCTATTACGACACCACTGCTGGTAATGTTCTAAAGATTAAAGTTTAGTTGTTCCCAATGACCTAACATGATACGATCAACCAACCCCCCATTTACGAGGCAAAAATGAGCCTTCACCAAGCCGCCCAACATCTCGCTGCCCAAGGGCGCGGTAAAGACACGACCTTAGTCCACATGACCCCCAACGAGGTTCATGGCTTGCAACAAATTGCAAAAGCTGCTGGAGGTTCTTTGACCCTTAATCCTTCTACGGGTTTACCCGAGGCTGGGTTCCTTGAAGACATGCTGCCCATGATTATTGGCGGTGGGTTGATGGCAATGACCGGAGGGGCTGCGGCTCCTGCTTTGGCGGGTTTAACTCCCGGCATGATTGGCCTTGGGGTTGGTGGCGTTCAAGCACTGCGTACTGGCAACTTGATGGATGGTGTCAAAGCGGGTCTAGGTGCCTATGGTGGCGCAGGTTTGGCTGGTGGGTTGGTTGGTTTAGGCACTCAAGAATTGGGCACTCAGGCGGCACTTTCTGGTGGAGACGCCGCACAAGCAGTTACCGCAGCAAAAGCAAGTCCGTTTGCTACTGCTGGTAAAGGTTTGGAGACCATGTTTGGCGGTGGTAATACCGCAGCAGGCGCTTCTGGTTTTGGGGCTGGAATTGATGCTATGGGCGGTGGTTTGGGCCTTGCAAAAACTGGGTTGGCCGCAGCGGCTCCCTTTTTGCTACAAGAAGATGAATCCACTCCACCGACCGTAACCCCCGACAGAGATATGGGGCAGCGGTATTCCTACAACAAAGGGACGACTACGCCATTTCCTGAACCTAACGTACCACGGGCTGGGTCTCCAGATCAATTCCAAAGTTTTGGTAAAGAACAACGTTACTTTACGCCTGGATACAACAAAATTACCGCAGATGAAGCCAAATCAATATACGGTTTTGCTGAAGGTGGCGATACCACGTTTAAGTATGACCCAGGCAAACAACAGTACGAGGCCATCAAACAAGCCCAAAGCCGTAGCCCAACTACCAAAGAGTTGGTAAATTCTTCTGTTGGAAGTGGTAGGGTTGACAGTGGTGGCGGTGGTGGCGGTGGCGGTCCGGGTTCTTCTGGCTCTTCTAGTTCTTCTGGCTCCAGTTCAGATCACGGTATAGGCGCAATTGGCGCGGGTCAAGCTTTGTCCGGCTACGGCGATATGCTGGGTGGCATGATGCCGGGTGGCCTGTTGGCTGGATTGATTGGCGCTGGAATGCTGGCTTCTGGTATCAATTCTCTAGGCGAAGCAGAGGCTGGCGCACACTCAATGGGTGGAGATTTTGCTGGCCATGCTGGGCTTGACGCTGGTAGTTTTGGGTATGGTGGTCCCGGCGCAGATGCGTCAGCATCATCAGGAGCGGATACCAGCGGAGGTTACGGCGGTAGTGCTGCGGGTGACGCAGCAATGGGCGGTGCTGATAGTGGTGAAGCCAATGGTGGTTTGATGCACGCTTATGCTGCTGGTGGCGGATACAACCTTGGGGATTACTCCGATGGTGGCCGACTGCTCCGTGGTCCTGGAGATGGCGTGTCTGACTCTATCCCCGCTACGATTGGCAAAAAACAACCTGCACGTCTTGCTGATGGTGAATTTGTGGTGCCTGCACGTATCGTGTCCGAGTTGGGCAATGGGTCAACTGAAGCAGGTGCCCGTAAGCTGTACGCAATGATGGACCGAGTCCAATCTGCCCGTGGCAAAACTGTGGGTAAAGGTAAGGTTGCCAAAAACAGCCGAGCCGAACGCTATTTGCCAGTATGAGAGTTGAAGCCGTAGACATTGGGCACGTCCATCAAGTTTGGCCGATGGTCGAAGGGTTCATTGATTCTGCGCTCAAGTTCTCTAAAGGGGACTATGACACTCAGGCTGCTAAAGTATTTGTGTCCACTGGTCAATGGTCGTTGCTTGTTGCTGTAGATGACCAAGGTGTACAAGGTGCCGCAACCGTATCGTTTTTTAACCGCCCGCATGACCGGGTTGCTTTCATCACTGCTATTGGTGGCAAACTAATCAGCAGCCCAGAAACTTTCGCGCAACTAAAGCAAATCTTGTCCCAGTATGGGGCGACTTGCATTGAAGGCGCAGCCCGTGATTCGATTGCTCGTTTGTGGACACGCTACGGGTTTTCGGAAAAATACAAAATTGTTGGGGTCAGCATATGAACTACTCTCGTCGTGAACTTTATGCAATGGGTGAACCTTTGGGCGAGTGCGTAACTCGTAAAGAAGGTGGTCGTGTCATTTACGGCGGCGGAGGTTCTGGCGGTGGTGGCAGTCAACCTGCAAATACAACCCAGACCCAAACTCAGGAATTGCCTGAGTGGGCTAGACCATATGCCAAAGATACGTTGGCCAAGGCATCAGCGTTAACGGACATCAACCAGAATCCGTATAAGACCTACGATGCAAACCGCATTGCTGGGTTCTCGCCAATGCAGCAGCAGTCAATGACGGGCGCACAGAACATGACGACCGCGCCGCAATTAGATGCTGCGTCTGGCATGGCAGGGATTGCGGGTTCTCGGGCTATAGGTTCTCAGTACAACCCAAATCAATTTGGCGCACAGCAAGTTGGCACTCAAGACTACACAGGTCAGAACGTCAGCCAGTACATGAACCCCTACATGCAGAATGTGGTGGACATCCAGCAACGTGAAGCGCAACGGCAGGGGGATATTGCAGGTACTCAACGCGCTGGACAGGCCACTCGCTCCGGTGCGTTTGGCGGTTCTCGCGCTGCCATCATGGACGCTGAAGCTGCTCGTAACTTGGCTACTCAAAAGGGTGACATCCAGGCACAGGGCCAGAATGCAGCGTTCCAAAACGCTCAACAACAGTTCAACGCCCAGCAGGGGCGGGATTTACAGGCTCAGATGGCCAATCAACAGCAGGGTATGACTGCTCAACAACTTGGAGAGCAGTCTCGTCAATTTGGTGCCAATTATGGGATGCAAGGGCTCCAGACCGGGCTACAAGCCGCTGGTCAATTGGGCCAATTGGGTGGACAACAGTTTTCTCAAGGTTTGGATATCAACAAACTCCAAGCTGGCTACGGCGCACAACAGCAACAGTTGGAGCAACAAGGCTTGAGCCAGTCGTACCAAGACTTCCAGAACCAGCAGAACTACCCATACAAACAGTTGGGCTTCATGTCTGACATTTTGCGTGGTACGCCTACGGGTTCATCATCTTCCATGTCAATGTATCAAGCCCCGCCTAGCATGTTGGGGCAATTGGCCGGTTTGGGCATGGGTGCTTCCGGCCTTAAATATATGGGTGCGTTTGCCGACGGCGGCGAAGTTAAGACTTATGCGGGAGACCGAGGCTCTGTTACTAGCGAAGAAAACATTGCGGATATTGTCGATGGACTGAGTGACCAGCAGTTGCAGCTTGCGTACCAGAACGCGCAGGCCCGTAAGGATGTAAACGCAGTAGAGGCCATTGAAAAAGAATTGGCCCAGCGTGCCTCAGATCGCAGCGGCATGTCGGCTGCGTTCAATCAGCTTCCCCCCAATGCACAAGAGAATATGTATGAGGTTGCACGAGGCGCAAACGGGGGCATCGTTGCGTTTGCTAATGGCGGTGAAATGGCTACAACAACTAGCGCAGGGGAACTTGAGCTTGATGCCTTGCGAGTACAGGGGATAAAAGACGCAAAAGAACAAGCAGAAAAAGCAACAAGAATGCGGTTTTTAGAAATATCTGCGCCAGAGGTGGCGAATAGACTTAAAGCCGAAGACGCTGCTTCCACTCCTAAACCATTCTACGATTTTGCTTCGTTTGATAGAGCTACCGCAGACTACATGGCCCAGCGTGAAGCAGCCAAAGGGGTAAAGAATAAACCCATCAAAAGTTCAATGCCGCAGTTGCCAGCCGCAGTAAAACAAGCTGCCGCTGAAAAAGGGTTCTCTGAAGATGACCTGATTGACTCCTACGGCAAGATGCGAACACTGTTGTCCAAAGAAAGCGAAGCAGATATCAAAGGGCTACAAGCCTTGATTGATAAACAATCAGGTAAATCCAAAGAAGTTAAGGACAAGATGTTGGGTCAAGCCTTGGCCGAATATGGGTTTGCTATGGCCGCCGCTGCATCGCGTCCTGGGCAATCAGGTAGCAAAGGTATATCGGGATTGATTTCTGCCGCCGCAGCTGCATCGCCAACTCTTGCCGCATCCGTCAAGGAAAGCAATAAGCTCATGCGAGAGGCTGATGAAAATGACGCCAAGCTGAACATGGAGATGTTTAAATACAAGGTCGCACTCAAGAAAGGCGACAGCGCCGCAGCCATGCAACACGCTAGTAACGTCAAATCCTTGCAGATGCAAGACAAACAACTTGCCCTCAAACGCGAAGAGATGGGACAAACAGCCGCATATCAGCAAGGCTCACTGGGATTGCAACGTGCAGGGTTGGAACAAAAAGATCGGCAGTTGCAGCAGATTGCTGGTGTGAGGGGTTTGCAGTCACGGGCACAACTTAAAGGAGCCGAAGCGCGACTTGCCCAGGTGGGGGTTAACGCAGGCAAAGTGTTTGATGAGACCCGCGCACAACGGCGTATGCAAGAATTGACAAAACAGTATGCTCCTACGATTGCCAATCAAATGCTCAGACAAGAGCGCCAGCAGTTTGTAAAAGAAGCACTGCAAGTTTCAAATGACGCACAAGCAGATGCTGCACAAAGTTCTAATTCTGGTGCCAAAGATATCTTCAGCTTGCTGGATTGACCATGATTATCAATTTTCCAAAAGTAGGGGACGTTAGTTTTCCCGACGATTTGTCACCCGCGCAATTCAATTCGTTGGTGTATCGACTGGCGGAAAAATATGATTTTCCTGCGCCAAAACCAGAGGCCAGCCTTGGCACAATCTTTAAGCGCGGGGCAATGCGGGGGCTGGGTGAATTGGGTATTGCGGCTGGAGACACGTTGCCCGCCATGATTGGCACTGCGGTAGGCGCAAATGAATACGCAGAACGTCAGTTGGCAGAGGCGCAAACCAGTCGTGAACAACTGGAAGAGAAATACCCCACACGGTTTCGTTCGTACAAAGAGGTTAAAGGTCCGGGGGACGCCTTGGAGTTTGTGGCTGAGACGGGCGGCGAACTTGTGCCCACTGCGGCAACGGCAATTATTCCTGGCGTGGGTTTGGGCGCTGTTGGGTCGCGGGTGGTGGGTGGCGCTGCATTGAGAGCCGCTACTGCTGGTGTTGCTGGACGTGAGGCTCTTGCCGCTCCCATCGTAAAAGCTGCCGCTGCACAAGGCGCTAAACGAGGTATGCAGGCTGGTGTGTTCTTGGGTTCATACGCCCAAACCGCTCCTGAAATTTTTGAAAACATCTATCGTGAAACGGGTCAGTTGGAGCCCAGCATTTCTGCTTTATACGGTGGGTTGAGTGCTGTGTTGGACTCAGTGCTCCCTGCCCAAACATTGAGCACTTTGGGTGGTTACGGCAAGGCCAAGATCATTGCAGAGATGGCAAAGAATTCGGGTGCAAAACCCAGCGTGTGGAAGAACCTGCTCAAAGAAGTGCCCAAAGCGGCGGCTGTAGAGGGTTTGACCGAAGGCACACAAGAGTTTATTGGAGCGTATGCAGAGCAAGTTGCTGGAAGCGCAAAAGAATTGCTGTCTCCAGAGAACGTCCAACGGTACAAGGAAGCGTTTGTTAAAGGAGCCGTGGGCGGTGGGATGTTTGGCGTACCCACAGGCATATCAAATTACCGTACTGCATACACGGATTACAGCAACACAAAAGAAGCTGAAGTTGCATTGCAAGCACAGTACGACCAAGAGCGTGCGGCTGGTTCACTGACCCCAGAAAAAGCCGCCGAGTACGAAGATCAACTTGCTGCATCACGGGCTAAACGACAGGCTGATCTTGAGGCTGCGTTTAAATACATGCCCGATGAATTGGCAATTCTGCAAGCACGGATGGATGCCGCTCGTCCCGGTTCTAAAGCATATGCGGAACTTGATGCTGAAATCGCTAAATTAAAAGAACAGCAGTTGAAACTTGATGCAGAGAAAAGCGCATTGAGTGGATTCACTACTGCTACACCTAATGAAGAAGGTTTGTTTTTACCGGGGGCACAACCTCCTGCCCCTCCTGTTGTTTCAAACGTTGCAGAACAGCTTGGCATAGTTAAGCGTTCCAAGGTAGGGCAGTTTTTAAATAACATAGATATTTCCACACCCGAGGGTCAACGCCAGTTGATTCAGACGGTAGAGAACCCCAGTTTCAAAGGCAGGATTAACGAAACGGCGTACAACGATCTTATCTCTACCTTTGACCCCCAGCAGGTGGAGGCTATCCGCGCCGAACTAAAAGGAGTGCCTAATGTTGCAGGAGTTGACACCACAGCAAGTGGAGCAGGCGTTGGCGTGGCTACACAGCCCGTTACAGGAGCCCCCACCGAGGGACTTGAACCACCTCAACGAGATGGAGTGGTTCCTATTGGACAGGATGTTGCACAGCCTGCTGTTGGAGAAGAACCTTCAGCCCCTCCAGTAACGGGAGCCCCAATTGAAGATACTTCTACTATTGCTGATGTTGCTTCTGTACCCCCTACCGTACCTTCTAAGGGACGAAAGGCAGCTACTGGCAAAACTACTGCGGCTCCCACTACCAAAAAGGTGGAAGAACCGACTCTTGGTGCGTCTCTTGAGGATATAGAGAAGGCCAAGTTCACGCCTGATGAGGCGGCTGTTAACACCAAGCTGGGCAAGCGCAAGCGTGGAGAAATGTCTTCGCAAGAGAAGGACGCCACTGCCTATTTTGGAAGGATACCTGTTCGTGATGCGCTGAAATGGATTGCTGATGATTTAGTGCGGCAACCTACGGCGTACCGTAACTCCAAAATGAAAGCATTTGAGGGGGACTACAAAGCCCCCGAAGGTTTTCCCACGGGACCGGAACCATTCTTTGCTTGGGAAGGCGAAGCCTCCATGTTTCAAGGGCAGGGGGGCAAGCACGCCAAAAATGCTGCTGAATGGGCACGCGCCAATCTGTCTCCTGAGAGCGTGGCGTTTTTAGACAAAAATATTGCTCAATACGAAAAAGAAGAACTCAGGGCTCGGGTTTCAAAAGAACGTCAAGATCGCCAAACCAAAGTAAAAAAGGCTACCAAAGTCCAAATCAAAGAAGAAGGCATCAAGGCCGAAGCGTCCGAGAAGGCTGCTCTGAAAGACATGGCAGAGGATGTAAAAGAATTTGGCATCAAACCCAACAAGAACCGCAAGAAAGCGCGGGAGTATGCACGTGCCGCCTTGGAGCAGTACGAGGGTGCTGATGCAGATATGGACTACATCGCTGACAACGATCTGAATACGTTGCTTGCGTCACCAGAAGTTGCTCAGTTGTACACCACAGCCCACCCGGCTGTGATTGGAATGTTGGAACGTGGCAATTTCGTCGGAGCTATGCGTGCCTTTGGTGGCACCGCCTCGTCCGAGCGTGTTGCACAGATTGCCGATGTGTTGTCCCGGCTGCTGGGCGATGTGAAGTTGGTGTATGGTGCGCCTGAGTCGATGTATGACCCCAAGACCAACACAATCTACTTGCGGAAAGACGCCACCGACTACGAGTTCTTGCACGAAGCGGCTCACGCTGGGCTGTCCCATGTGATTGCCAATCCGTCCCATCCTGTGACCAAGCAGTTGGAGCAGATATTCAAGCAACTTCAAGCCGATGTCGATGGGGCGTATGGCGCAAAGAGCCTGCAAGAGTTTGTAGCAGAAGTGTGGAGTAATGATGCGTTCCGTACCCAGTTGAAAGAGAAGTACGCCGATGTGCCAAACACTTCACTCTGGGACAAGATAGTACAAGCTGTACGTAGGATGTTTGGGTTCCCGCCCAAGCAGGGCAATGCCTTGGATATGGTGGACACGTTACTCAACGAAATTGTGAGCGTGCCCCCCGGTCAGCGCGATGGTGATACGTTGTACGCGCAGTCGATAAAACATCCAAACCTGACTCAGCGCGTTTTCAATGCCACGGACAATATCATCCACAAGCAAAAGCTGGTCACCCCTGAGACCGCCGCTCAAGTGCTGGGCGCAATTGAGAAATCCGGATTGTCTTTGCGTACATTCGCTCAAAGGTTTTTAAACCTATCAGCACTGGGTCAAATTGGGGCCAAGATCGTAGGCCAAGATTCCATTAAGTTTGCCGATACCGTAAACGAGATGGCGGCGTATTACGGCAACCTGTCCAAGAAACTGCAACCGTTGAAAGAGCGTCTGCAAGAGTTCTCCCGTTCTGACAGGTATGGCAACTGGGCTGATTTGGTCAACGACTCCACTTTGGCAGACGTGAACCCATCTTTGGAACCAGGGGAAGCCAGCAAAAAATACGCTGGCAGTGCAGAAAACCTCAAAGCCTACAAAGACTTACGGGCACGTTATGCCAAGCTGACACCGACTGAACAGCAGTTGTATAAAGATCACTTTGCCTCATTCAAAGTTCTGTTCACGGAAATAAAAGAATCCATCCGCAAGAATTTGGATGAGACCTTTGTTGATGAGAACGGCAACAAGGACAAAGAAAAAGCTCTGTCTGCGTACAACAAGATCATTGACCAAATCACCAAGATGGGCATCGATCATTACTCACCGCTGTATCGTGAGGGTGAATACTGGTTGCAGTACACGGACAAGAACACTAAACAGACAGTGCAGCGCCTGTTCAACACCCAAGCCGAGCGCCGCCTCGCGCAAACCCAGGTCGTTGCTGATGGGCATACGGGGATTGAAGAATACTCCCGCACCGAGAACATGACCTCCAAAACGGTTCCACGTGGAACGGTGGCGGCTCAGATCGTCAAAATCATGCGGGATGGTGGGGCTGATGATGCGGCGGTGGACAAGTTCTTGCAGTTAATCGTAAGTGCGTTGCCTGAGACCAGCCTGCTCAAGTCGTTCCAAACTCGTAAGGGAACCCCTGGCTATGAACAAGATGTATCTAAAGCGTTCTCCCGTGTAACTGATCGTACAGCACGGCAGTTGTCGCGTATGCGGTACAGCGAAGAACTTCAGCAGTTGCTGGACTCCATGCGTAAGCAAGCCAACCTAAAACGCGGGGACGAAAGCGTCCGGGCAAAAGAATTGGTGCAGGAAATGGAAGCCCGGTTTAAGTTTGCTATAAACCCGCAGTTTTCCGATATCGCACGATACGCCAGCACTGGCTCGTTCTATTTCAACTTAGCGGGTAACGTTTCGTCGGCTGTGGTCAACACCTTGCAAACTCCTATGGTGGTGTTACCTCAGTTGGGCGGGGAATACGGGTTCATTGACTCAGGTCGTGCCTTACTTAAAGCCGCCAACATCTTCAAAAGTAGCGGTTTCACCCGCAAGATTGTGGATATCAACGGTGTAGAGATCACCCAGACTGGCCCTGTGCGTGTTGGCTTGTCTGTGGAAAACTTAATTGGGCAGGGTCAGCACAAACAATATAAAGGTCTGTTCACCCGTTTGGATGAACTGGGTCTGCTGGTGGAGTCTATGGCGCATGAGGCGCTTAACCCTGAGAGTTTGCAGGGCATCGCCCAGAAGACTGCCCGTGTGTCCACAGCCATGTTCCACCAAGCCGAGCGTTTTAACCGTGAAGTGACGGCGATAGCGGCATACGATTTGGAGATGGCACGGCTGGCTAAAAAAGGTATCAAGGGCGAAGAAGCTCAAACCAAAGCCATTGAGAAGGCTGTCCGTTTGGTGGAGTTTGCTCACGGTGCAGGTCATACTGAATCTGGCCCCAGCATTGGTCAAAGCGATTTGGGCAAAATTCTTACCGTGTTCAAGCGGTTTGCCTTCACCATGTACTACATGCTGTTTGACACCATGCGCCGTAGCAAGTTGTTGGGGTTACCTCCCAATGCAGACGCAGACCAGATCGCGGAAGCCAAAGTGGCTCGCCGCCAACTTGCAGGTGTCTACGGCATGTCGGCACTCTTTGCTGGAGCAAAAGGTCTGCCCTTGTACTGGGTTGCAGAGATGGCGTACAACGCACTCAACGATGACGACGAAGATGACTTTGATACTGTCATGCGTAAGTATCTTGGGGAACTTGCGTTCAAAGGCCCACTAAACTATTTCACAAATCTTGGCGTTGCCGATCGTGTGGGCTGGACTGATTTGATTTACCGCGAGAACAAGGGCGACAAGGCAGATGCCAGCGCATTGAGCCAGATACTAGAGAACCTTTTGGGCGCACCTTGGGCTGTTGTAAACAGCGTCTACCGAGGCAAAGAACTTATCGCTGATGGTCAGTTTGAGCGTGGAGTGGAGGCCATGTTGCCTATTGCTCTACGCAACGTCCTCAAGGGCGGTCGGTATATGTTGGAGGATGCACGCACTTTACGCGGTGACGAGGTTGGGCAGGTTAATGGTTACAACGCCGCAATGCAGGTGTTGGGCTTTGCACCTGCTGACTTGTTGGCCCAGTACGAGATCAATGCGTATGCCAAGAAGATGGGTGACGTTATCACCAAGCAAGAGAAGTCACTGCTCAAGAAATACTACGTTGCCCAGCGTGAGGGGGACTATGAGCGTGCTGATGAACTCAGGGACAAGTTGTTTGAGTTGGGGGACAAATACCCTGAGTTGAAGATATCTGAGAACACAATCACCAAGTCGGTGAAGGCTCGTGACCGTATCTCAAATGAGATGTACCACGGGGTGCAAGTAAACAAGAAACTGCGACCCTTGATTGAGCGTTCAATTGAAGAATTGGAAGACTGAAAAAAACCCCCGGTTTTTTAGGCCGGGGGAAATGATCGGGAGATAGCAACCGAAAGGAGAGAGGAGATCAATTGCTAGGCGAACTCTAGCACAAGATCAATTTACTCGCCAGAACCTCACCCCTTGTGTACCGTACTCTAAACAAAAACGAGACTTGACTCGCATCCCTCGTTTCTGTGCCGCTCTCTTAATTTCCTCTGTTAACGTGTCAGGCGTTAACGTTGGAATGTAAAAAGAGCTTCCGATCACAAACTTGTGCCATTCAATTACGATTGGAACACCACTATTGTAAATCGTCATCACTTGGTGAAGGAAGGGGTGTAGTGTCTTCGGGGTCTAAAGCTGTTGCTTTTGTGCAATCAACCACCAATGCACTCACCGCTGGTGTGGACATATCCGACCCCCGCGACATGGCTTTCTTTAAGGTTCCAAGGCAAGCGCCCATCCGGTGCAGGTCTTCAACCAACCCCTTGTAGGAAATTTGATTCTCCGAACACCACTCTCGCAGTATCTTGATCGTGATGAACAACTGCTTTGTGTCGGGCTCAAAGCGCGTTATAAGTTCCCCTCTGGGTTCTCGTACTGGAACCTCCATCAAGCCAGAGCGTTTGTCCACGGTGCTGTTGACGATGAGCATATTGTTGTTGTGCTCATTCAAGAACAACCCAAGGTGTGCCAATGGGCCAGCTACGCCCGGTCGCACTTCGACACGCATCCTGCCAATTGTTGCCACAGCCCACTCATACACCGCTGCCACATCAATGTTATGGAGGCCCAACTTCTTTGAGATGACTCCAGCGGTTATGGCACATGCCGCTGTTGCAGACCAGAATCGCTCACGCTGTGTCAGCCCCGCCGCCTTGTCAAACTTACGCTGGATTTTGCCCAGCATCTTCTTGACTTCTGGCAAGTTGGCAATCACGTACCGCATGAACACTTCACCCGCCACGCCGTAGTTATCGTAGATGCCGTTGAACGCCTCGTCCGACTCAGCCTTGGACATGTTGTCCATCTTGGCAACGCTGAATTCCAGTATCCGCATCAACTCGCCTTCTGGGAAATCTTTGAGGTTGAATAACTGGTCGTACAAACTCTTGTTGCCTGATGTGATCGCAATGGAAGACCAGCGCAGTAGGTTGCTTCGTTCCGCATTGGTCTGGGACTGCATCCTGTTGCGCCCCCTGCCGTGCGTAGTCGCATACGCCATGTTGCTGACTTCTTCGTCACCCATGTTGGTCAACTCGTCAATCGTTGGGGGTATGTTCCCCAGTACCGATATGCGGTGCATACGGGCAAGGTACTTGTCCTCCTGATTCATCAAGGTCTCCAGTGGGCGACCCCAAATGCTGTTGACCATGTACTGAATGGTGGACTTGCCTACACCCGAGCCGTTGTTTGTCAGGTGAATGATCGACCCGCTGAGTTTGGTGAATTTAAACAACGCCGAGCCAAACCCTGCAAACAACGTGAATGCGCGGACTTCATTACCCGAACGTGCATAGTTGTTGGCAACCTTGGCCCATTCATGGATAGTGCCCTTCTTGGTGTAGAGGGTTGCCAGTTCTGCGGTTGCCGCAGATGATGGGCTGTAGTTCACACCCGCCGCCGTAATCTCACGATTGCCAACGACAAACTTGGTGTCATCTTCACACCAACCAAATTGTTGTCGTGCCTTTTCTGCCTCCGACAACTGCTGTAGTTCACCTACCCAACGTGTTACATATGCCATAAGATTATCCAGTTTTTTGTTGTACGCAGTCACGCCTTGAAAGGCAATGACTTCTCTAAATTTGTCCTTGGACAGCACACTTGATAGGGGGCATGAAAACTCCCGTATACCGTCCTTGGGCATGTGAAGACGCATCCATAAAGACTCGCCAGCATCTGGGTCGGTCAGCCTCTTGACCACATAAAAGTCGTACTCATAAATAAGCACATCGCGTTCGCTGTCATCGTCTTCATCGTCTTTTTTCTTTGCCTTTTCCGATGGCATACCGCGCCTGTATATCCCACCGTTTTTGCCGCGAAAATATGGAAACGGATACTCTGGTATCTCTACCGTAATATCTTCCTCCAGTGTGGCGTTACGCATCACCACGATATTGTCCTCTGCCTTGGCCTCCGCGATCTGAGCGCCAATCTGGATAGGGGACGTGATCTTGCCTTTGTTGGGGCAATCAACACAACCTTTTGGGTTGATACCGCCAAATGTCGCGCACTTGTAAGGTTTGCCTACCAGCGCATCTGCCTTTAGCTTGGTGTCCTTGGGGTCGTATTCCTCATGGGCATGGGAGATTTTGTGAACGGCAAGTTCACCGTCCTCGCAGTTCGCGGCAATTGACAGCCCTGCTCTCCACAATGGCTCTTCAATTTCTTGCTGGTTGCGATAAATGTGTACAAGTTGTCCACACCCTTTACCTTGAGCACTACGCCGCATGATTGTGCTGAATCTGGAAATGCTGTTACCCATCAAGGCGCGGGTAGTTGCATCTATTGGGCGGCGTAGTGCTGGCGCGGCAAATGGCAGTTCCAGATCATCTTCTTCTGGGCCTACCCCCACTATGGCTTGGAACCTGCCAAACTCAATGGGTTGTGACACGACCATCATGTCCACTTTTTTGGGTGGGCTGTCCTTGTAGTTGAGTGTCTCTGGGATACGCAGAATCCGTGCGGCATCCGCAGTTACCGCTGGGTCAGCGTACAAGTTATACGCCGCGCAAAATTTCTTAAACGCTTCAGCGGTTGGCTTCCAATCGTTGTAAAAGATTGGTTGTGTAAGTGTCCAGTACACGTGGATACCACGGCCTGAGTTCACTAATGTGGGTCTTGGAAGTCCGGTGTCTTTGACAAACTGTTTCAAGGCATCAAGAGCATCGGCTTGCGTTTCGTAGGGTTTGTTCTCGCCGCAGTCCAGATCAAGCCAAAAGGCTTTGAACCATTTTGCGTTCTGCGCTATACGCCCTTCTGAGGCGTTCAGATACTTGGCACATCCGAAGTACGCATCGTACCCCTGTGCCATCAACCCTTCTACTACACCGTCGATTTCTTCTGTTGTCTCTACAAATGTTTGCCGTGGCGCACCTTTCTTCAACCCTACCACGCAGTACAAGCCTTCACTTGCAAGCACGGAGGAGAGAAAGGGAATCCGTGAGGTCATTGTTCGCTCTTTTTGAATCTGCAACCTGCTGGCGACAGGCTACAGATTAGGTTATGGATTTCTTTGCTTTGAGTTCTTTTATGACACCCAAAATCGTTTCACGCATACCGGGATGTGGCAATGCCTTGCCAACAAACCACAGGTAAACAGCCTGACGTGAAACGCCAATGTAGTCAGCTACATCTTGCACGGGGATATCCCGATCTATGCAGATTTTCCCAAGTTGCACCCCAATGTGTGATGGGTCAGCCTTCTTGTTTGAATCGACAAATTTACGTGAGTACCCTCGATTGTTCATTTTTGAATTGCCCCGTAGTTGTCCCAGTATTCTTTATCAAGTACAACGTCTTTGATATTCCCTATTGCTACTTGTGCAGAATCTACTTCAACTACCTTACCGTTTTTACACCAAATTATTTTTGGTACAACATGTGTCCCAGCGAGAAAGTTTTTACCTTCTTGCGTGATACGGTATAGCCCCGAACGTGGTGCCCCATGTTCTGCTAAACCAAACCATACCAGTCTAGACACATGCGCCCTCGCACGATAAGGCGCTCTAGAAATGCCATTGCCATGAACTGCTCCATGCCCTTCTTGCACATGAACCCAGTCATTAGCCTTAGCCAAAATCTCAAGCATTGCAACTTTTGATTTACACATCCTATGTGGGTTCAATTTTTTTATTGACTGCCCACAACTTACACACATTGGTCTCATTGTTGTTTTCCCGTATAGGGGCGGGGAAACCCGCCCCGTTGGTTTACAGTTGCTGATCTGTCACAACGCCATAGTCACTGCGTTTCCATAAGGGGAAGTCCCCCTTCTGGGCACCTGCATCACGCAACTCCTCGGCTGAGTAACGCTGTGTTGTGAAGCGTGGGTAGCCTGGGCCGACAAAGACTGAGGGACTGCGGTAGTGCGGTACGTAGGTGACGCCATCGAGTACGTACACCGTCTGCATAAAAGTTTCTTCTCTGTTGTCTTTCATGTTGGCCTCACTCTGCCCAATCGTCAAGAATCTCGCTCACATCTTTCGGTGTGGCTTTCTTGGGGCGCTTGGTGGGTTCAGCTTCAACAGCATCCTCAACCTTGGCTTGCACTGCGGGTTGCTCATCCACAGGCGCGGCAGGGGTGAAGGCTTGCTTGGTCTTTGTGCCGTCCACCATTGCAACGGTAGATGCAATTGCGGCCTTGGCCTCGGGAGAACGTCCCTTCTCTTGGGCGTTTGCCATCTCATCAGCTTCCAACGGACGCACTGCTTTGAAGGTCAGCTTTGGCGTTGCGCTGGCGGTATCAAAACGCATCTCAGTCACGACAGCAGTGATTGGTAGGCCATGACCACCCAAAAACTTAGCGTAGGCTTGCAGAGGCATTTTTCCGTTTTCAACATTACCAAAGATGGACTGTGCTGGCAGGGTCAGTTGGTATACATCCCCTTGGAGGTCGTTCTCCAGCATAACTGCCAAGCGTTGGCTGTAACGGCAAGCACGGCCTTTGCCTGTGCCAGAACCTGCGATGTTCTGGGGGCATGTAGCGCACTTGTCCGACTGTGGTTCACTGACCTTGGAGTCAGGAGTAGTCCCATCGTCCGACCAGCATGTCGGGGCAATGTTTTTGCCTTCCTCATAAGTTCCTTCATAAAAGCTACGGGATGTATGGGCGTTAGCCGCAACAACCACAATGTTCATCGCACGGTCTTCGTTCTGTGCAACTTCTTTACCTTCAACCAACATACGGAACACACTGCCCCGAATTGAAATGCGTTTACCAGAGGAACCGCCGCTACCACCCATCAGGGCTTTGGTCGTTTCGTCCAGTTCAATGTTACGCAGGTGCGCGGGAAGGTTGTTGCCGCCTTTTGAAAAAAGTGTCATTTCGCTCATTTAGATTCTCCTGTGATTGATTGGGTGTTTGTCATGGCATCGAGGTCTACGCGCTTTACGCGCACCTTGTTGCCAACTTTGAAGTGCGGGATTTTGCCAGCACGAATCATGGTGTAGACCGTTTGCCGAGAGACCCGCAAGTAATTTGCGACCTCCAGTACGGTCATAGTTTCAGCTACCATTTGCGCTTCTCCTTATGGTTACGGAATATTTGCTATCGACATTGACACCGGGGGGCATCATGTCGGGGTTCTCATCCAGCAGTTGTCTCATCGTGGACTGACTGATGCGCTTTTCTAAAAGATCAGGCATCTTGTTTTCCATAATGAAGTTGTGCATGGATTGCCAATCACTTGTCCAGTAGCGGGTTTTGACACCACGCATAACAGTACCGTGTTTGGTCTTGAGGCTGTCAACGCCAATGGTTTTGCAGAGGTCGAGTAATCTACCCTCCACGACTTCCATTTGCTGTTTGACAGCTTCGTCCTGATCTTCGTACTCGCGCAGAAGTTCAGCACGTTTGTCCCGCATCTTGATGTATACGGCGACAAGTTTGTCAACTGGAATTTCTTCCGTCATCACTCTCTCCTTCTCTCTTTATGTGGGTATGGTACACCCAAAATTAACAATGTCAAGAGTTTTTATCCTAGTAGTTCCCCGTACAACTGGATAATTTTGTGATGTATGTCCACCTTGTTGTTCAGCATGGAATACATACGTCTCTCAACGCCACTGCCTTGCAGATGCACCACGGTAGTGGGGTTCTTTTGCCCCGCTCTGTGAACCCGTGCGTTACATTGCAAATACGTCTCTACAGACATAACTGGACTCCAGTACACGATTGTGTTCGCGGCATGGAGGGTGACACCGTGTGATGCGGCTTGCGGCTGTATGACAAGCACCTGCGGGTCTTTCTTCGTTTGGAACCGATCAAAAATCTCTGATCGCTTGGAGGCCGATACTCCACCGTGGATGATCGCAGTGGGGTACCCATGTGATCGCAAGTCTTCTGCGACCACTTCAATGGCGTGTCGGTATGGCACGAACACCAAAACCTTGTGGCTGGACTCCTCAATCACTTCGCGCAACACCGCCAGCCTGTTGCTTGCATCAAACTGCACCACCTCGCCCGTGTCAGAGTACACCGCGCCACCAGACAGTTGCAGGAGTTTGTTCAAGTTGGCGGCGGCATTGACCGTAGTGATCTCCTCCCCTGCCGCTCTCACAATAAGCTGGCGGCGCAGAAGTTCATAGTATTTCTCTTGCTGTGCAGTAAGTGGTACGTTGCGCGTTACGTAGGTCATTGCCGGTAGGTCCAGACATTGTTCCTTGGTAAAACGTATTGCAGGTTGAAGTGAACGATGCACTGTGTTGTCTGCGTCTGGCTTGGGAACCCACTTAAACTGCGTGACCTTGTTCATCACCTGATCGCGGAACCCACCAAAGAATCTTGGGACACCATCAGGGCGTACCAGCTTGGCGAGGCCATACGCATCTACGGGAGACTGCGCGGCGGGTGTACCTGTGAGCATCCATAACCACGTACTGCCACCCACCAGTTTGTTAAGTATCTTCCATCGCTTGGTCTGTGGGTTCTTGTATGCGTTGCCTTCGTCCACAACGATAAGGTCAAACATGTTTTTGGCAATCGTATCTGCCACGATCTCCACGCCATCGTAGTTGATGATGACAAACTCAGCGTTCCCGTTAATGATCTCTCTGCGCTTCTCAGATTTGCCGTGGGCTACGTCCACCCTTCGGTGCATAGCAAACTTGAACAAGTCGTTGCGCCATGCCGCATCCATGATGGACAAGGGGCATATCACCAGTACACGCTTGATGAAGCCCTGTGTCATCAAGTAATCAGCCGCCCAAATTACGCTGGCAGTTTTACCTGTGCCCTGCTCGTTGAAGCAAAACGCCTTGCGGTTCATGGTCAGGAAAGATGATGTGACCTTCTGGTGGTCAAAGGGCTTATGCAAACCGGGCCACTTGTATGCCCCGTTGATGGGTGACGGTGCGTTGATCTTGAGGTTCTTGAGAACTATGGTCTCTTCCAATCCCCAGTTAACCAACACGCTGGCAGTTTTGCCATCATCTTCTACCACTTTACTCTTGGGTATCACTTGCGTGATGCGATGCGGGTCGCGCACCTTGAGCAATAGTGCTCTGTTGTCAATGATCTCCATGATCTCTCCGATAGTTATGCACTCCAAACACTATGTTTGGAGGTTAGATTTGTGCCTGTCTTTCCAGGCTGTCCGTCAGTTCCCGACCTTGAAAGGATTTACAATCGTGCTGACTGATGCGGTTATTTATGAAAGGGGAAAAATATCAAAAACCCCCGGCTCTGCCTATCACTCACATCTTACTTCGGCAGTGCTCCATCAAAAACTATTTCTTGCGCTCCCGCTTGCTTACCTCAGAGACCAAGTTGTGATTGGAGTCACGCTTGAATGATCTGTTCTTTGAGGCTGATTCAATTCGTACACCATCGCGGTTCAACCCGCCTTTGTCCAAGGCTTTCACGTGGGCAACATCCTTGCCCTCACGTGCATCTGCCTTGCCATTATTGTTGAGGTCTTTACCCTTTTTATCAAGGGCACGTCTCGCACGTTGTCGCTCCATTCGCGCTTCATGTGCGCCGGGGCGTTTCTTCTCCACTTGCCATTCGTGTTTGGCATCGCGGTCTGATTTGTTCTTGTACGGCATTATGGATTCCTTCCGTTATGGTGACAATCTAGCACTGGACACCACGCTTTGCAAGTAAAATTTTTCTTGGGGTTGAACACGCCTGTAGCGTATGCAGTCCCCCTTGCCGTCAACGTATCGTCCAGTTGTGAAAATATGGCTAACCCCGCGTTGGCTGTGTATTCAGATCGTACAAAATCTTTGGACACGACAAACAGAAGGCCCGCTCGCACGCGCTCTATTTCTGGAAAGTGCAAGAACACACACGCCGCCATGAGAGCAAGCTGTTTGGGGTCGGCATACTTGGCACTCTTACCTGTCTTGTAGTCCACCACCCGTGCTTCGCCTTTGTCGCGGTTTATGATAATCAGGTCAGCCACCCCCCTATACCAAACATCGCGGTCAAAGAACCCACACGGTGCAAGGCGTCCGTCCACCTGCTTGATGCCCATCTTGTGCTCACAGAATTTCTCGCCTGGGATGGTTTTTAGCTTTAGAAGAAACGGCTCCATGTAGGCGTACTTTGGCGGTATGGGCGTGTCATCGCGCATGTAGTTCTCAGCCGCAAGGTGTACGTCCTTGCCATACATCATGGCTTCGCTCTCAGGTTCTTTAATGTCCTTGAGCACCCGAATGTGGTGATACTTCTTCGGGCACTGGTCAAACATCGTGATGCTGGAGTAACTCCATGCAGGTGCTGTTGTCATTCTTGTTCCCTGTCGTATGTAGATTCCAAAACCAATCCCTGCGATGCACCGCACTCAACGCACATCCAAAACTCGCGCTTGATCTTCCAATCCCTAACGGTTTTGCGTGTGTGCCCGTTGTTCACCATGTCGCACTCTTGACGTAGCAGTTCCAACGCAGGGTAATACTCTTTGCTGTCATATGCGGGGAACGCATCTTTAGGCTGTCTGGCTCGTTGCCGCGCCAGTTCCATGCGCTTCGTCCATATGTACATGGGGTTCCTTCATGTGCTTCAATGAGTTCAACATCAGTCGGGCATCGACAATGGCTTGCAGGGTGTGTTCAATCGCCGCATCCAAGTCCCCATGCAACACGGCATCGTGTGCATCCTTCAACCCACGCTCTGCCATCATGCAGGGGTAGGCGTAATCAACAATCTCCATAACTCTCTCCATATCCAGCTTCACAGTTTAGGGGGATACCTTGTGCCCACTCGGGTACAAACCTCATGCACTCCATCGCGTATGCCATCGCTTCTTCGGCCTCTTCTTTGGGGGCCACACACGCCACAGCATCGTGTACGGTGAGTACGACACGGTATCTCTTCGCAATCCGCAAGAGTTGTTCGCCAATGATGATACGTGCCAAGCCCTGACAAACGTTCTCTGTCAACTTGCCACCGTACAGCTTCACCGACCCTTTGCGGGAGTCGTAAATATACTGCTCTTTCCCGTCTTTGTCTTTCACCATCCGCAAGTTCGGATACCGCTGATACATACCATTAGGCATAAGTATGCCATCTTTATCAATACTTACAATTCCAGACTTGCCCCATTTGCTGGTGCGTCCCTTTGACATTGCGTCAATTGCCTTGGAGCCCGTCTTCCAAAGCGTTGGAATCCAAGCGTAGGTTTCCCGGTACGTTTTGATGATCGCAGATGCTTCTTCATCTGTGGTGTCCACCCCAAAGGTTTTGAGTTGCGTCTTAAACTTTGGCCCACCCATACCGTACCCTGCACCAAGGATGGTTGTCTTGCCCACAAATCGCTCGGGGTTCTCTTTGGTATCCAAGACTTCTGCGGCGGGTTTTTTGTAAATCTCTGCCGCCATGATGCAGTACACATCTTCCTTACGTGCAAACGCCTCCACCAAATCGTTCTGTTCAGCGAACCAAGCCAGCACCCGTGCCTCAATCTGTGATGAGTCGCAGTCAATGATGACGTGACCTTCGGGCGCAAGAATAGACTTCTTCAACTTGTTGGCGTTTTCCCCACGGGACGGCAGGTTCTGGAAGTTCAGTTTGTCCGCACCGCCCCACCGCCCCGTGTGTGCGGCATAGTAAGAGAGGGGTACAGGTATCGTTCCCCGATTGGCGATGGCGATCAACCGTTCAGTTCGAGTCTCCTCCAAGGTGGTCTTGTTTCCCAAACGTGCGGCAACAAGTGCCTGCACACGCACATCAGGGTGATCGGCCAGAGCCTTAAATTCCTCATCGTTCTTAGCCAGTGCAAGCGTCTCTTTGCCCGTGGTCGGGCTTTTCTTGGTGGGTGGTTCAACTCCAAGCCCACGCAAAAGTTCGGCAAACTTCGGGTTGGACATAAGATCACTTACATCGGCTGAGGCTGCCGTGAGTAAATCAGCCTTCTTAGAACGTACATCCACAAGGTGTTTAGAAAGCTGATCCGGATCGAGCCTCAACACAGGTTCTGTAAACATCCTGACAGTGGTGTCAATCAGTTTGAGTTCCATCTTGTTGAACGATGGCAAGAGGTGCAAGAACAAGTCGTAGGTCAAGTCCACATCGTTTGAACAATACGCACCATACCGCTCAAGTTGTTCCTTGGTGAAGTCCTCACGGCGCATGTTGATCGCCCACTTGGTGTCATCGCCCTTCTTCCCAAGTTTGTAGTGCTGGGTCAGCTTGTCCAAGCTGTTGCCCACCTCAGTGCCGTGGATTGCCCGTGCCATGCTCAAAGTATCCGCAATGGCAAGCGGTTTGATGCCGTAGTGCCAGTTGAGAATCGACATATCAAACATGGCATTGTGGGCAATCACCAGACTGCGGCTCCAATCAAAGTGGCGTAACCAGCCTCTCATGTGTTCACGTGCATCGGAGAACCATAGCGTCTCGCCATCGTTGACCTTGACCGACATTCCGATCTCCTCAAAGCGCGGGTCACGCACGTATTCCTCTGTGGTCTGGGTTTTGAATCCCAAATCCTTGTTGGTGTAGTACGTCTCAAAATCTACCGTTAAGATGTTCATTAAAAGTTCAATCCAAAAAATGCGGCAAGGTAGGCTTCAAAATCTGCTTTCTTGAATACACCCACCTCACCGTTGCGATGAGACATGCCAAACTGTTCATGGTTTAAATCCCAGATGGCATAGTCCCCAATGACAATCACTCGGCCTTCTTCTCGTGCCTGTTCGTAGATTTCCGTGTGCTCTATTTCTTGGAGCCACTTATCTTTCATCCGTCCCATTGTTACTTGCCAAAGATTTCTTTAAGGGCTTCGTACAACGCACGGGCTTCTAAGATTGAAATGTTCTGCAAAATGTTTTCTGCATTAAGTTTCACCACGTATGGTGCGGCGGCAGAGGGTGCGGGTTTCGGGTCGCGCATCAAAGGTTTGGGTGCTTCTTCTACCACTTGTGCCTTTACTTCCTTTGCCGCTTTCTTTGCGGCCTTGGCGGCACGGGCTTTCTCAGCACGGGCTTGCATTACTTTGAGTCGGGCTCTCTCTTCCTCAACCGTTTTTATACGCACATCATCGGATACAACAAAGTGTTGAAACACCTCACGCCCCAGATGCCGCATAGGTGCCACTTCACGGGATAGGTGGTGGCTGTTTGATAGCTGATTAAGCATTGATGCCGCTTGATTAAGGTACCGTTCTTTATTTTGTTTTTTCATAAATTCCTTCAGCATCATGCTTGTGATGCCAGGATTGGCGTGAACGATATCAAGTATGTACTTGGTCAAATCCCCACGAATGGGTTTCTTGGTTTCTTGTGGTGCTGTGCTCATGGCATTCTCCTTTACGGTTGATGATTTAAGTGCTTCACTATCCCATTGGTCTAGGATTTTGGTCATTTCGTCTTTTAAAGTTCCCATTTCAATACACTCCTTTTAAGTGTGTTTCTATACTCTCCAACATTACTTGAACATCGTCCAAGTTCTCCTCATTGACCACCATAACGCGACCCTCGCATTCACGGATACGATCAATGTTCTTCTCTTGCAATGCAGTGGTCTTGCCTTTGCCAGCCTTACACTCAATTGCAAAAAATCTTCCGCAGTAACACCCCACAATATCTGGGATACCCGCTGAACCATACCCCCCTGCCACGGGGTAAAAGAAATAGATATCAGGGTCATGTTTTCTCAACATATCGACCACCTTCTGCTTAACTTTTTTCTCTGGCGTCATTTGCTAACCTCCTTTGCTTCTTAAAAAAATACTTGATTACTTGGATGCTCACACCGAACCGCTCGGCAATCTTCCGCATTGACTCGCCCTGCTTGTGTAGGCTCAAGGCTCTTCGCTCGTCAATCAGTGTGGGCTTGCGCCCACTGCCCGGTCTTGCCCCACCTTTCATATAATTTCCTTTGGTTTGCGTGCGTCAACACATTCTTTACACACATACTTCTTAAACCCTGGCTTTATGGTGAGTACGCATCCTTGTTGGGGGCGTGATGTTTTTTGGCAAGCCCAACACAGTTGCCCCTGCTGGTGCATCCAGGTGTTGATCTCGCGTGTCATCTTCGCAACGCTGTTGGCTTCTGCCCACCTGTTGAAGGTGGTGTTGCCCCTGTCCTTGTGGTTATCCCATTTGCTCATGTCTTTCTCCCAAACCCAAACGGGCATTTGCTTTCTTCAGACTCGCGCACCCTGCGGTACTCGCGGTATCGGTTGAGGTTACTCAACTTCTCGCCCTGCAAGTACTTGTTGTACTCTTCACGCTCAACCATGTGGTGGCGCAGATCAACCTCCCGCTCGGTCAACGCAGTCAGGTGTACCAACGGCTGACCAAACTTCAAGCGATGTGTGATCGTGGTTGCCCCCT